GGTGCTAAACCCTCCCTCTCTCCCTGGAGTGGCCAGGAAGGTGCTTTCTAACAGTGCGGGTTTGTTTTTCGGGTGGCTCGACGCCGATCGGGATGATTGTGTCGTCATTTCACGGGGAACGGCAGGGACAGTCTGGACAGCTATGTGGATCGGGAGTGACGGAGTGACGGTTCACGCATAGTTGATTCTGCAAAAAAGGAAAATCAAAAGTCTACAGCGATAAATATGTACTAACCCTCCCTCCGTCACTGATATATGGCCGTACAGGTACTATTATTATAATTTTCTTAATGATTATAAATAGATAAAAAAAGAAGAAAGAAAAAAGAGGGCACAGCGCGAGCGACGGTATTGACGGGAGAATATTAACATAAACGATCACTTGGATAGTGTAGGGATGGTTTTCGCCTGTCATGAGATGGGCGCAATAAGGAGAAGGAGGAAAGACAATGAAGAGTTTCAAGTTTGAGTTGGGCCAGAGGGTTGTGATCGCGGTGAGTGGTGAGCAGGGAACAATTCAGGGGCGCGCCGAGTACATGGGAAGCGAGAATCAGTATCAAGTGCGGTACAAGGCGGGAGATGGAAGGGCCGTCGAAGCGTGGTGGGAGGAAAGCGCACTTGCCACCGTCTAACGATTTGACCGTTCCGGCCCGCCTATGTGAGGGCGGGCCGGACAACACAACAACAAGAGCAAGACGATGAACACTCTCGATCTGGCCCAGCAGCGTGTGAAGCTCAAGAAGGCCTCCAATGTTGCCGGCGGTGAATGGCAAGGACCATGCCCTGGTTGCGGCGGAACGGACCGCTTTCACGTGTGGCCATCCCAGTGTGATGGAAAGGGCGCCTACTGGTGCCGCGGTTGCGGGAAGTGGGGCGACAACATCCAATTCCTGCGCGATTTTCAGGGGCTATCATTCAAAGATGCCTGTGCCAGACTTCACATCGACACGCCGGAGGCCTCCGCCAGCCGTGGAATGCCAGCTCCTCGCCGGGAGAAGCCGGAGTTTGTTCCGGCCACGCCTGCAGCCCCTGTCGATCTCTGGCGGTTCCGGGCCGAGAAGTTCTTGGCCTGGGCGGCCGAGAACCTCGCGAAGAATTCCGACCAACTCGCGTGGCTGGCGTCTCGCGGGATCTCCGCGGAGACGGCGATCCGCTACCGTCTTGGCTGGAATCCGGGCGAAGGTGGCAAGGATCTCTATAGGCCGCGTTCGATCTGGGGCCTCTCTGAGCAGCTCCGGGACGATGGCCGTCCGAAGTCTATCTGCATCCCCAGGGGGCTGGTCATTCCCTGCATCGCGGATGGAGGCATCGTCCGGATCCGGATCCGGCGGCCGGAAGAGCACCGGACGAAGGAATGGCCGACACCATACCATTTTCTGCCAGGCTCGTCGTCGGCGACCATGGTTCTGGAACCGGCACGCCGGGCATTTGTCGTCGTCGAGTCCGAGCTCGATGGGATCGCTGTCGCTGCCGGTAATAGCCTCGCGGGCGCTGTGGCCCTGGGAACCGCCTCGGCAAAGCCCGACGCGGAGGCCTTCGCGATCCTGAAGGAGGCGGTCCAGATCCTGAACGCCCTGGACTATGACGCTGCAGGATCAAAGGCGGTGTCTTGGTGGGCCGAGAATTTCCGCAACCAAACCCGCTGGCCCGCGGTGAAGGGCAAGGATCCGGGAGAGGCAATCAAGCTGGGGATGGACCTGAAACAGTGGATCTGGGCGGGGCTCCCGCCGGCACTCACGATCCCCGGACCGGAGACAAGGACGGTTATTCAGCCGACGCCGCGCCATGGTGATCCGGAGGTGCGGATTGTCGAACCGGATATCATCCATAATGTGCCGTCTGGGATTTCAGGGCCGGTCTTGGAATTGTTTCAGATCCTCAAGAAGAGTCCGAGTGTCAAGATCATCAACACAGAGAAGCGTTTCACCGTGTTGCGGGACGGCAGGTACGTCGGTGGCCGGATCAACGAGCTCGTCTTCCGGACACCGGTTGTGACGGACTACATCCTCAGCCATCCAGCCGAGGAAATCAATGGGGATAACTTCTTGATTTCTACAAAGGGGGGAAGGTGCATGCTGAAAAACTACACATCGCAAAGTCCCGCAGCGAACAGCGTCCGACACATCGAGGATTGCCTCATCCTGCACGGGGCCCGAAACATCATGAAGGAGTACGACGACCAGAAGCGACTTTGCGGCATCTGCTTCATCATGCTGATTGACGGCAAGGAGGTGCCCTTCAAGCTGCCCGCGCGCGTAAATGCAGCCGAGATCATCCTCCGTGCCAAGGTAAAGCGGCACACATCGACCACAGACCAGAAGGTCAGGGAGCAGGCCGAGCGCACTGCATGGCGCCTCATGGCTGATTGGGTAGACGTCCAGATGACGTTGCTCACGCTCAAACAGGGTGAGTTCATGGAGTTCTTCCTACCGTTCATTTACTCGCCGGCCACAAAACAGACCCTGTTCGAGCGCGCGAAAGAGAGCAAGTTCAAGCTGCTCGGAATGTGAGGAGGCATCGATGATCGACATATCAAAAGGACGCTACTGGGATCGTCCGTTGTCGCTTGTCGACGGTTGCACGCCCTGTTCGCCGGGATGCGATCACTGCTGGGCGGCGGGAATCGCGCATCATTATCGCCGGGGGCTTCATTACCCTGATGGTCGGGTTGATATGAGCGTCCCAAATTTCACAAATGAAAGTGGAAAATTTGACGGACGAATCCAGATCAACCCCGAACGCCTCTCCATCCCCATAGGAAAGCGGGGCGCGAAAAAGGCGACGGTCTACGCCATTTGGAACGACTGGGCGCACGAGGGCGTGAGCGATGATTTTCGGCGCGGCATGATGACCGTTGCCAAAGCCGAGCCGCAGCACACCTTCCTTGCCCTGACAAAGAGGCCGGAGAGTGCGGCACGTTTTTTTGCGGCAACGGAAATCAACCCGCCCGAGAACTGGTGGTCCGGCCTCACCATCTGCAATCAGCAGGAAGCCGACGAGAAGATCCCCGTGTTCTTGCAGGTGCCGGGGAAGAAGTTTTTGAGCATTGAACCGATGCTGGGGGCGGTTAATCTCACAAATTTACCGTTAAGAAAAATGTCTCCGATAGGGCTGAAATTTGTTGATGCCCTGCGTGGTTGGGAGTCTGAGCGAGCGTATAAATGTGGCCCGGGACGACAGGGGGGAAAGATCGATGCCGTTATCCTCGGCGGCGAAACCGGCACAGGAGCGCGGCCCCTCCATCCTGATTGGGCGCGATCCGTCCGCGATAAGTGCGCGGCGGCAGGGGTGCCGTTCTTCTTCAAGCAGTGGGGAAAGCACCTACCGCAGTTAAAAGAATGTATTGGTAACGAAGCAGTCTCTCCCTATTCCGCTCTTGTCATGGATGTAAAACGCCTCCTCGATGGCCGGACGCACGATGAGCTTCCGTGGAGCGCCCCGCGCTGCGGGAAAGGACGTGAAGATGGGTGAAATAGTCTTCGGAACTCACATCAAGTTTGTGCTGGCCCCGCCGAAGCCGAAAACGACGGTTTGGTGGGTGGTGAATAAGTACAGCGACGGACATCTCGGTTGGATCGGCTGGTTTTCGAGGTGGAGGAAATATTCATTTTTCCCGAAGGCAGACACCGTCTACGAGGAAGTGTGCCTCCGGGAAATTGCGGACTTCTGCGTCGCGAGAACGAAGGAACACAGGGAGAGGAGGACACGGTCATGAAAATCTATATTGCTTCTAGTTGGAAGAATCAGCATGCCGTTGAGATGTTGACAGACGCGCTACGTGCCAAAGGCCATAATGTCACGAGTTTTGTCGAGAAGGCCGTCTGTGACGAGGGCCGATCCAATATTCGATTCGATGTGGAAAAATGGATAGCATCAAAGGATGGAGAGGAAAAATACCTGTATGACTTGGCCGGCGCTACGGAATCAGACCTTGTTGTCTATATCGGACCGTCCGGGATCGCGTTCGGCGTGGGAGACGACATTCCCAAGGCGATCGCGTTCGAAAAAGAGACCTGAAAGGAGAGATGGCGCGATGATGCAATTCGAATACGACAAAGCGTTTCGGCAGGGCGAGATGCTCTTCTTCCGGATCAAGAAGGGAACGGAGATCAGGAGGTGGGGCGGGAAGAGCGTTCCGATCTCCTCTGGCGTTATCCGGACCGGCGAGAAGCCAGGACATGAGCACAAGCTGGGTGGCGCCTATCAACTCGAGATGTTTCCGGACAGCACTACCACTCTCACCGGTGAGGCGGATCAGCCTTCCGAGGGGATCATCAAAGTGGGCAAGAAGGGGGCCAAGGTGACCCATCCGGAACACAAGCCCCTGGATCTGCCGCCCGGCAAGTATGCCGTCACGACCCAGAAGGAAGCTACCGGCCGGAACACCCATGCGACCGTGAGGGACTGAGGACGAGGGCATGCAGATAAAAACCATGAAACTCGTTGATTTGATCCCCGCCGAGTATAACCCACGGAAAGTACTTCGCCCGGGGGATAAAGAGTACGAGAAGCTCCGCCGTTCCATCGAGGAATTCGGCTGCGTGGATCCACTGATCTGGAATGTCCGGACCAAGCGGATCGTCGGCGGCAATCAACGGTTGGCTGTGATGCTGGATCTCGGATGGACGGAATCAGAAGTATCAATCGTCGATCTACCGGAAGAAAGAGAGAAGGTCCTGAACCTCGCCCTGAACAAGATCTGCGGAGAATGGGATATGGACCGCCTCCGGGAACTTCTGATCGAGCTGGAGGCCTCGGAGATCGATGTCACTCTCACTGGTTTTGACACGGAGGAACTGGCAGACATCCTTCCAAAACCGCAGGATGGTGATCCAGTTGAGGACGGCTTCGACGCCGAGGCTGAAGCCGCAAAGATTATCACCCCTATCACCCGTCTGGGGGACATCTACGTCCTGGGAGCCCATCGTCTTCTCTGCGGCGGAAGCGACGACGAAGAGGCGATGGCCAATCTGATGAACGGGCGCCAGGCGGATCTGGTCTGGACGGATCCTCCGTACAACGTGGATTACCACAACGACAGGGGTGAGGGCCTCGAGAACGACAATCTCCCGCCGGAGGCCTTCAAGGAGATGATCTCGGCAGCTTTCCGCAACATCTTCCGGTACGTCAGGGAGGGCGGCTGTTTCTACGTTTCCCATTCCGACATCGGTGGCCTGGTTTTCCGTGGGGCCCTGATCGAGTCCGGCTTTCTTCTGAAGCAATGCCTGATCTGGGTCAAGAACGGCGCCGTTCTTGGCCGGCAGGATTACAACTGGAAGCATGAACCGATTCTCTATGGCTGGAAGCCCGGCCGTGCCCATTATTTTTGCATGGATTATACGTTGACAACCGTGATCGACGAGGACGTGGATGCCTCCAAGTTGAAAAGGGAGGACCTCGTGGCCTTGGTCAAAGAGCTTCGGAAGTGTCAGCCCACGACGGTCATCAGGGAGGACAGGCCAAACCGAAATTCCCTGCATCCGACCCAAAAGCCGATCCCGCTGGTCGGGCGGATGATCAGAAACAGCACACCGAATCGTGCCGGCATACTGGTCCTGGATGGCTTCGGCGGGTCGGGAACAACGCTGATGGCCTGCGAACAGATGGGCCGTGACTGTTTCACGATGGAAAAGGATCCTGTCTTTTGCGACGTCATCGTGAAGCGATGGGAGCAATTCACGGGGAAGAAGGCGCAAATGAACCGCGCATGACGCGCGAGAAAAAAGAAGAGCGAATGGCATTCTAGTGGAGCTGTCACTCCAAGAGAACCTGTGGGATCAGGACACAGGGCGCCGAGGCGCTACCATCCGCATGGGACCGGCTATCATAGAAATAGGCCTCATGTAAATGGGAAAAGATCTGAAACGCATCACGATGGCGGATGACTGGGATCGGGCAAGCATTGCGCAGCGAGCCCTGATGCTCTTCAACGCCATATCGGACGGTAAAATGGATCTAGAGAAGATCAAACGCCTCCTCGAGGTTGCCGATCAACAGGATCAGATCAAGCTGAAGGTCCTCCATAATGCCGTCGTAAAGTGCACCAGAGACTATCAGGCGGATTCCTCATCCGCCCACTTGACCGACTGGCAGCGCGCTGAAGCAGCCCTCGAGGCTTTTGTCCTGGAACTCTGGGAAAAACTCTTCGGAACGGCCAAGTCCTTGGCGACGATCCTGGCGGTCGTTGATTATCTCGATGCCGAAGGATGGAAAGCAACAAAATCGACCGTTCATCGTCACCAGAAAGAGGGGAAACTGCTACCCGGTGAAGACGGAACGTTCCAGATCAAGGACGTCGACAAATATGCGAAGACCTGGCTGAAACAGAAATCCACCGGGAGGCGCGTCAACGAGAAGGCGGACGAGCTGCAGCGCCAGAAGCTGGAGAAGGAGCTCCGCAGTCTGGACCTGGATATCCAGCGCAAGGAACGCCAGGAGTCGAAGGAGGCTGGCAACCTGGTCCCGCGCGAGCAGATTGAGATCGAGCTCGCCACCCGGGCCGGCATCCTCGATGCGGGTCTGCGCCACTGGATCCAGGCCCATGCGGCCGAGTGGATCCGCCAGGTCGCAGGAGATACGAAAAAGGTCGGCGACCTTATCAACCTCATGGGCCGCGACCTCGACGAATACATCAACGCCTATGCGAGCACCAGAGAATATCAGGTGATCATCGACGCGGCCAAAGAGGAGGAACTGGCAACTATCGACGGCGTGGAAGGGAGCAATTGCGGATGAGCGATGTCGCCGTTCTCCACATCCCCCGCAGCGCTCCATGGCTGCCACCGTCGCTTCTGGCGATCCCCGGGGGGATCCGCCACACCGTGCGCCTCTGCGAGCCGGAGAGGAAAGTGCTGCGCAAGCATAAAAAAATCCTGGTGTCTGCCTGGGCAGAGCTCTACCGCCACGTTACCATGTCGGTCCTGAACGGCCGCTGGAAGAATAGCGTCACGCCGTACCTCTCCGGCATCATGGACGCCAGCTTCTTCCCCTCCGTGCGCGATATCATCATATGCAAAGCCCCCCAGGTTGGGGCTACCGAAGCCGTCCTGAACTGTCTCGGCTATGCGATCGATCGCGATCCGGGACCGTCTCTCTGCGTCTACCCGGACGAGCTTACGACCAAGGAGAATAGCCAGGACAGAGTCAAGCCGATGATTGAGCACAGCCCTCGTCTCCGGAGTTATATGACCGGATTCGCCGACGACGCCGGCATTCTCCGGATCAATCTCCAGCACATGCCGATCTACATGGCATGGGCGCACTCCGCGGCGCGTCTCGGGAATAAGCCCATCCGCTACGTCCTCTTCGATGAGACGGACAAATACCCCGACACCGTGGGTAAGCGCGAGGCCGGTCCGATCTCTCTTGGCAATAAGCGGACGATCACCTATCGCCACAACTGCAAACGTTGGAAGCTCTCTACTCCCACGATCGAAGCCGGGATCATCTGGAAGGCGCTCACAACGGAGGCCCAGGTGATCTTCGATTATTGGGTGAAATGCCCGGCTTGCGGCGCCGAGCAGAAGATGGTTTTCGACCAGATCAAGTGGCCCCACAAGACCGATCCCGGGCCGGACGGGAAGTGCCATTCCGAGGATCCGGCCACTATCGAGGCCGAACAACTTGCCTGGTACGAATGCTCCCACTGCCTGGCCCAGTGGAACGACTACGACCGTGACACCGCCGTCCGCATGGGCCAGTGGCGGGAACGGAAAAAAGTGAAAGAGGAGGCTCCTCTGCCTTCCCCGGCCGACTGCCTGACGCTCAGGCAATATCTAAGAACTCATCATCCCATGAAAATCGGCTTCCACATCCCGGCCTGGCTCTCCCATTTTGTTTCACTGTCGACTACGGCCGCCACCTTTCTGTTCGGCCAGACAGACCTTGAAAAACGGCGGGACTTTTATAACGCACAGAAGGCCGAGCCATGGAAGCTGATCATCGTCTCCAAGGACCGGGAGAAGATCCTCGCGGCCCGCGTCCCGGAACTGCCCCCCCAAACCGTTCCGGAAGGGGCTATCCTCCTGACATTCGGCGCGGACGTGCAACAATCGGGCTTCTGGTTTGCGGTTCGCGCCTGGGCGCCCCATACGACGAGCTGGCTGATCCACTACGGCTTTCTGCCGACCTGGGAGGATGTCGAGCGAATCATCTTCGAGGCGGCCTATCCCATTGCCGGGAACGCGGGCCGCTCAATGCGGATCTTCCGCGCTTGCGTGGACACCGGAGGGTCTCGCAAATTTGAAGATATGACCATGACCGAAGAGACATACTTCTGGCTCCTCAAGAACCGTGGCCGCGGTGGCGTGGGCCTCTGGGGGACCAAGGGATCGAGCACGATCCTGCCGGGCAAGCTCTCGCTGAGCAACGCGATCATCTCCACACCGGCGGGCAAGAAGCTGCCGGATGCGCTCCGCCTGATCATGGTCGACACGGAGAAGGCGAAGGACCAGTTCCATTACCGGCTCCAGCTTGCTTCAAATCCGGAGACGCACGGCCTGCCTGGAGCCGCCTTCCTCCACCGAGACGTGGGCGAGGATTATGCCCAGCAGATCTTGGCCGAGGAGAAGCAAATGGACGATCGGAAGCGGGAAGTGTGGGTGAACCCCCACAACCGGCCGAATCATCTGTTGGACGCCGATATCCTGGCCTGCGTCTGCGTCGAGACGGAATTCCCGGGCGGAGGTCTGCGTCTCTTGGTTGAAAATCAAAGACGACAAGCGGCAACGGGGGCTGCGAATTCCACGAAAAGGACTGATGTCAAAATAAAAAAACCGAGGAGGTGGTAGCGATGG